CTCCAGTAGGAGTTATATTACTAAATGTTGCGTTAGCACTACCAGCAGCAATACCAGTTAAGTTATAAGTGACAATTGCACCAGTAGAAACAAATGTAGTACCTGGTCCAGTGAATTCTAATACACCTCGTGCAAATGTAGCAACGTTTGTAGTACCACCAGGTAATGTTAGTACATCATTAAGAGCATATCCTGAACCATAATCGGAATAATCATCAATAGCAAGAATAGCACCAAAGTTACCACCAAGAGTATATTGGAATCCAGAACCTACTACACCTGCACCTACGTCACCAGCAGATTGAAGATCTGTTCCAGCAACACTAACTACGTCACCAGATGTATATGCTCCATCACCAGAATTAGTAACAGAAACATCACTAATAGTTCCACCAATTGCTGTTATCTCTGTACTAAATCCATTACCAGTAGTATGATCAGTTAGTGTAACTGCACCACCCATTCCTGCATGTTGCCCACAGTTAAGGTATAAGTTATTAGTTGCAGGAGCAGCAGGTACAACAAAAGTAACAATTCTAGTTGCATAAGTTGTATAATTAGCAAGCCAATCTGTTGGACTAACATCAACTCCATCACCAGTATATGTTACACCATCACCAGTACCTATGATACTTGAATTATCATCCTGTGTTGTACCAAAGAATAATGGATGAGTAGCAGCAGTAGTATCATTTAAATTGAATACGTATGTTTTCCCTTTGAAAAGTGAAAACTGACCAGCACTCTTGCCATCAAAGAAATATAAACCACTAGCAGCTTTAACTACAAATGTCTGTGTACCAGCAAGAGGAAGAGTTCCAGTAAGTGCATCTCCTATTGCATAACCAGCACCTGCTGATATAACTTCACTACCTCCAGCAGCACCAAATTCTTGAACGTTACCACCACTAACAGTAATATTAGCAAGGAAATTTGTTCCATTTCCTCCTGTTAATGGAATACTCTTATAAATTCCATCGGGATAACTTTGTCCACCTGTAGTTGTAAAAGTCCATGAACCAACTGTGATGTCTGCTTGAAGTCCAGTACCAGTACCACCAGTTAGATCAATACCTGAATAAGCACCTGTTGTATAGTTAATACCACCATTAGTTAAAGCACCACCAATTTCATCAACGGTAAAATCAATAGTAGCACCAGAACCAGATCCACCACCTATAGGAATAGTTAGATATGTACCTGGAGTATATCCAGTACCATTATTTGTAATAGTTCCAGTAAATCCCGCAACTGTCATAGACAGAGTAGCACCGTCACCAGTACCACCCAATGTTGCTACATTAGGATATTGTCCACCATCATAATTCTGACCAGCAGTTTGAATAGAAATGTATAATGAATTCAGACTGTTTTTCTCAACAACGAAGTCCCTATAATATTTCGTTGATAACTCAGATAATGTTGCTAATTTCTTACTATTACTAACAAATCCAAACAAACCATTAGCTTGTTTGTACATTCCCAAATCTGGGTCGTTAGTAAAAGCTAGACTTGGTTCTGAGACAGTACCATCACCTAGTTTTATATTACCTGCCTGTAGATCACTTCCTCCAGAAGTAACACTAAACAGTTGACTCGCTATGTCATTAACCTTCGTCCTCTGTTGTTCGAGGGTATCGGTTCTTGCTACACTAATTGCTGGCATGTCTTATTTCTTTAAGTAGGGACTTAATCTCGAAGAGTTCATTCTTCAACATATTTATGTCCTCTAATGCGGAACTAAGGTGTTTTGATTTCCTTCTTGCCTCTATTGCTGAATCATCATTATTGATGATAGCACCTGTGTTTACGTCTCTTATAAGACCATCATGTCCTTCAACCTTCAAATAGTCCATACGCGGAAATTAGAAAGATGCTACTGCTCTAATGTCTTGAATCTTAGGAACATATGATGGATCTACTGATTTCATGACAACTTTAACAGCAAATGATGAGAATTCTGGAAGATCAGATGCACTATATTTCAATTCTTGATATGAAGATTGTTTTTCGACAGTACTTGAAATACTATTTTCGCTAGTAGCAATTTCTAACGTATCTGGTTCACCAGAAACATTGAAATATGACCAATCAATATCTTCAAAATTCTCTTGACTCGATGCTTTTTTGTATCTATATAAAACTTCTAAATTTGCAATGTTCTTAACATTAGCTGTTAGACGAACATCAACAGCAGTTGCTGGATTATTGATAGCAACTTCCTTAGTTACATACTTAGCAATAGATGAACTATTCTTAGATGTATTCTCAGATACAAATTCTATACCATTGGAATATGATACATTGCCAACTTCTAAGAAATATGCCTCATCATCTGGTTGATTTGGATATGTTAGAATATCACCAACGCGGAAAATATCAGAAACTTGATCATTTGTGACTGAATTTCTATTGAATAATACATTTGTACTAACACCACCAGTGAAATCATCATTGATTGGTTGTACATCATTTCTAGCAGTTAACTCTTGTGTTTCTTTATTCCATATAATTGACTTACCTTCAATCTTATTAGTATAAGTCTCTAATATGATAGATGGATTTCTAGCAGTTATAGTAGAAGCATCTGCAATATCTCTTAATAATTGAGAAGGATTGGAATCAATAGTAACTGATGTTAATGAAGTTTGATTAACAAGAGTAACTGTTTCTCCTTTTTTGAAGAATTGACTTGTCTTAACCCTAACCCAAACACTTGTACCATCTACCTTAGCGATAGTACCAGTTGCTTTTGTAGTTTGACCTTGAATTGTTTGTCCAGATTGAATAGCAGTTCCACCATTTCCACCAAGTGAGAATGTGTAGATTGGATAGAATTTAACAACTTGATCTCTTCTTCCAAATCTATCTTCTTGACCATGACTATTCTCAACTCTATTAGATGTTGCAATAACAGAAGCACTAGAGAGATCAACAACTGGACTCAAATGAGACACAGTAGATGAAAGAACCATTCTATAAGTTAGAGATCTAGAAACATTATTCAAAGTCTCATTAATCTCTGAAGCAACAAACTTTTGATTTGTAAAGTAATGTGCTTCATTTAAGAATGTTTTCTCAAAATCACTCTGTGAATAAGAATTATAATTTGATGTAGATGAATCAACAGGTATAACATTAGTTGTTTTAACAGAAGACTCTAATTTAGTTCCTGTAATAGTTAAATAATCAATTCTTGGATAAAGAGTTTCAAACTTTCTATTATGAGTTGCATAAACTGTATCTCCACCACCAATAGCATTACCTGTTGCTTGTGATAGTGGTCTAATGGTATAATTATCAATTCCACCATTATCAATTTCAAATAGAGTAGAATTTAAAGTATTTGCTGTAATACCAGATGTTTCTTTAGCACTTCTATAAAATACATATGATTTTCCAGAATCTTCAAATCCATTATCTCTATGATTAACTCTAATGACACTGTTATTATTAGCAAATAACTTAGCAGAAGCATTTGTACTTGAACTAGCATTAGTCTCGAATGGATTACTTTCTAAAAGTTCATATCCCAAATTATCATTCTTAAGTAATAGTTCAGCAGTACGTTGAATATTAAATTCTGCACGATGAAGTGTAAACTTGAGATCTTCAAATATATCTTCTGTCCAATTATCTACATTCTGTGATCGGTAAACCGAACCTAGTGATGGTTGTGTTGTAATAATTGTACTTGTTGATATATCGGTTTCCCCTAAACGAGATGTCCACATTTCATAATCTACTGAATCAGTTTCTACTTGTAGAGCATACTCAGTATCATTCTGTAAATATACAGGATAATCAAACGCAAATTTAGTTGCAGTAGTAGATTGTGTAACACCTGTTATATCAGTTGATACACCCATTCTTACTGCTGGAGAATCAATATCAATAGATGTTTCTATTTCACATCCACCTGCACCATTACCAACACCTTTAATAACTACTGAAGGTGGTTCTGTATATCCAAAACCATTTAATGATACTTCAGCATTGTAAACTTTACCATTAGAAACTTCTACACTAGCAGTTGCAACTGAACCACCTGGAAGTTGAGGACTCTCAATAGTTAATATAGCACTATCATAATTAAGTCCTGTATTAGTTACTCTAAGAGCAGAAACTTTACCACTATCTTTAGAGATAGTTAGTTTAAGTGTAGTTCCTTCAGTAGCATTTGATAATGTAACAGAAGGAATAATTAAATCTTCATTCTCATAGAAAGAACGTCCATTATGATTGCTAAGAACAATAGTATATACTTGTTCATTTGTTAGTGCAAATGTACCAGAAGCAGAAGCAATTAAATCAACACCATTCTTATCAACAACTTTAAGTATAGGACCACTAGCAGCAGAACTTACACCAGTTACTGCTTCTCCCTTAGTTACATTAACATTACCATTAGCATAACATTTAAGGAATGTATTAGGTGTTAAAGTTTTTTCTGATCCTGGAATAACACTCTTACCTGGTTTATCACTATCAACATTAGTTAGATAAACTTTTACTGGAATATTATCACTCTTCTTATTGAAATATAGATCAAGTCCAGTTACAAATACACCACCATCATAATTCTCAACCTTAAATGTTTGAGCAAGTGGATTAGGTCTGATTGGATTGTCTGTATTACTATCAACTAACTGTACACCTTCATTTGCTTTAAAGTAAGCAGGTCTTGTAGAAACAATACCTGAAGGATTCTCTGGAAGAGCACCAGCAGCATAGTATTTAACTTCTGCATATGTATCAACAGTTGACTTATCAACATCAGTAGAACTAGATGTGAATCTAATAGTCTTAGTTCCAGTAGTAATTCTTACTTCTTCTGCTGTTGTATCATAATCAACAGTATCAATATCTCCACTCCATATCGCATTTTCTCTTGGAGGAGCACCAGCAGGAAGTAATATCATTCCACTAGCATTACCATATTCATCAGTAGTAACTGTTCCATTAAATGCAGATGGTGAGTTACCAGCAACACCAGTAAATCTAAGGTCAGGATTAACCCAACGATTTATATTTCTACCTTCCATGAAAATAGAAATGTTAGTATTTGGCTTAAGTCTTCTAACAACAAATTTAATAACTGTACTTCTAGCAAATAATTGAAGTGCAGTAGATATACTCTTATCTCCTACTTTAGTAGTTTGCAATCCTTTACCAACCTCATTATTATGAGGACTTACATTAGAAGAACTTGCAACAGATGCTAATTCAACAGTAGACTTAGCTTCCTGTGAATTAACTTTTCCTAATGAATTAATAGAAGTAAATGATGGTGAAGCACCTACCCAGTTCACAACAAATGAGTTATGTAAACTAGAGAAACTTTCACTTACACTCTCCTTAGCAAGGAAGATAGTGAATAAATTAGTATTTGTATCTACAATTAATGGTTCTACACTTTGATCATACCAACTATCAACACTAGGTGATATATCTCCATCTCCAACATATTGAAGAACAACAAATGGATTTGGATTTAATGTCTTAGATGCAAAGTCATTTCCAAGTAATGATAATTCTGAATATGGAAGTGTAATAATATCACCAGACTTCTTGTATCCTGAAACAGATCTTTGATCTTGTCTCGTATTAACTTCTTTAAGAGAAATAGAATCTTCTTTAGATTGTGGACGTAATACTGCTTGCTGACTATTAACAGAACACTGATAATCTAATGAAGTTAGATTACCTACACTATGTGCCTCAAAGTTATCGACAAAGAATCCACTCTTAAAGCGATCCATACCAATTTCATCCTTGACTTGCATATTTAATGCTTGCTGTTCGAGAATGCTTAACGTTGTGTAATATTCTAGTCTCTCAATACGTTTCTCCAACTTACCAATGTCACGCATTGTGTAACGACGGTTATCTACTGGAGTAATTCTTACATCTTTACTGGATGTTGTGTATGCAGGAATATAAACATAAAATAGTGGTACAGCATCATCTACTGGATCTGGTTTGGATGGATCTAATGATGAATTACCTTCCTTAATGAGAAATTCACCTCTCTTATTGAGAAAGACTCCATCAATACGATCAAGATATTGAACCTGACTAAACGAGAATGTATATTCTAAGTTAACATCAGGAGCAGGTGTAGATGCAATAACAGAACCAGCACCAGCAAATGATCCTGCTGTATTTTCTAATGAAGAAATATCTTGGAAACCAGGAACTATAGCAGTAGTATCAACCTTTGGTCTAAAGTCAATAACATTTTTAAGTTCTACAATACCATGAACTGAAGAGTTGAAACTAGGAATCTCATCTTCTGGTAAACCTGCTTCATGCAAATAACTATCAATAGTACAGAAATCACCTTGTGATTGCTCGAAGTAATCAAAAGCAATTACTAATTGTCCTGTTGTCTGTTCGTATCCTGGCTTGAGTACGACTCTAGAAACATCATAAACTGTGTCTCTCTGTCCATCATCAAAAGTGAATCGGTTAGTAACATCAGTACCACTAACAAGATTACCCGCAGTATCAACTTCTGGTGGTTGGGTTGAAGTTCCTTCATAAACATATCTTAGTTTATATGCATCAGAGTAAGATAGTATTTCTACAACCTCACTATCATAATCAGTTCCTCTAAATGGAATTACACGATCACCTGAAGAATCAATAACAATTCTCTTATTTTTAATTGCTGTCTTAAGTCTTGGTTTAGCATTAATAACTTCAAGAGTAGCAGTTAATTTAAGTGTAGGATATGTTCCATTGCTTGCAATAGTTCCAAAATAAGTACTAGGAAGATCAAGACTTAAACTTCCACTAGTAAGACCACTAGCAGTATCAGTAGCAGCAGAAATTTCAACTGCATCAGCAGGAATATAAACTATATCACCTTTAGCAATATCTGGAGCATCACCTGGATCAAGAACAGTAACAAGGAAATTACTCTCACTATATGCAGCAAAACGTTGTGTACCAAATGGAAGTTGTGCAGCGTATGTTATAGTTGAACCACCAGATGCTGTACTTACAAAATCTCTACGGAAATAATATTTAATCTTACTATCTTCATTACCAGCAGAAATTTGTTCTACTTGCTTACTTCCTGTTGGAAATATTAATGTTCCTTGGTTAGCATTACTTACCTTTGGACGTAATCTAACAATACTTGTATTAGTTACATCACTAGGTAGAGCAGTATCGAGATATACACGAGTCTTAGCAGAACCTATTTGCTTAGTTGCATATTCAACTACAGAACGCACAACATTATTATTTGCATCAGAGAATTGAACTACATCTCCTTGTTGTAATAATGGTCCAGCATCAGCACTGAAACTAGTAGATTCGATATAACTTAAACCCTGTGTTCCAAAGAATGTGAAATCAGTTACAGATTTAATTTCAGAATATGTCTGACTATCAACTACAACGTCAGCATAGAATGTATTAGCATTACCAGATCCATACTTACATCCTAATGATTTAACATTTTGTGGAGTATATGTGGTTACTGTGTTTCTATACAATACAGCAAGAACAGATGCACCTTGACTATTAGATCCATTTATTGTTACTGCTGGTGGTTGAGCATATTCAGTTGTGATAGCATTTCTATTAACGATATCTACAGAATATATTGATCCAACATTAAGTCTACCATATGAAATCTTAGAAGTATCATACTCAACACCATTTACAAGAATAGTTGATGTATCAGGATAACCAAGACCACGATTAAGAACTTTAAAGTGCGAAATAGTATTTTCTCTAGCAATTCTTACTGTTGCACCACTTTCGTCTCTAAGTGTTTCACCAGAAGCAAATCTTCCAGAGAGTGTATTAACAAATAATAGTACACCTGTACTATAAACACCAGACGGTGCTCCTTCTACAACACCGTAAGCACCACTAGTTAATCCAGTAACATACTTACCTCTAGTAAAGGTTCCATCTGGAGCAGTGCTTTCTAATTTAATCTTAGTATAAAACTCAGGATCAAAATATGATATTCCAAAGGTTGCATTATATGCAGTAGTACCTTCAGAAAGACGACCCTTAGAAAGAATAATATCAGAATCTGAATTAAATCCAGATCCTCTTTCTTGTAAGAAGAAGTTACTTGGTTTTACTTTACCAATTAAAGGAGTAATAGTTTCACTATAATCTACTATTACACCAAATTGACTAGTATCATTTTTAGCATCTGATATATTAAGGAATAATTTTCTATCTTTTCCAGAATCTCCATTATCATATTCCTTTAATAAAAGTTCTAATTCATCTTTTTGTCCACTAACAGTTAGTTCTAAAAACTGAACTGCTGATGATGCATTAATAGGAGGTTTGTTAATTGTAGAGAATGATAATGATTTAAGTGTACCAATATCATATTCTGCACCAGATCTAGACTTAATATAATACAAACTACCAATAGAACTTTCAAATGTTCCATCAGTAATAGAAACTAATGTTGTTGAAGGATGCTGTACATCTATTGTAATAGTTTTAATAGCATCATTAGAATCAAATATTTGAGATGAATCTGCTCTCTTACTTAAAGTCTGTCTATGATCAGTTGCTGCTTCTGTACCGTTTAAACCTACACTACCATCATTAAATGTAGAGTATACAAATACATCTGGATATGCAGTAAGTTGTGATCCTTCTTTGTTTAAAGGAACACTACCAAATGTATTAGTAATGCTAAATGTTGGAAGACCTTTAGTTTTTAAAACTACATTATCA